ATAATTTAGTTCCCCTTTTTAGTTCCTATTCTCGTTGAGGCCTGTGCCATCACAGACCTTATGACAAAATTACCCATTGTAAATCACCTCATAGGTGAGTCGGATCGCTCCGATCGGCTTTCTGCCTTCCGGTGAAACATCGATCTCGGTACCCGTGAGATTGCTGCTTGTCGCTGTACCCTTCAGCTTGTAATCCGCCTCAATAGCCTGCTCAATCGCCAGTGCTATGTCATCCATCGCGGTGTCTACATCCGCAGTCAAACTCACCCGGGCCTCAATGGCGACCCGCACAGTGCGGCTCATGGGCTTTGGCATTGTTCCTATGGCCTGAGATACCTCATCCCTTGTGTAAACCAGGATCAGAGGCATCGTGACATCCCACAAAGGCTCAACGCGGCTTCCAAAGACCCGATCTCCTGCCGCTGTCCCTGCCGCCTTGAGGATGTCAACCACGGCGTTTCTAATGGGTGTTCTTGGATGGCTCATGTCTCGTGAAGGATCAGGATCGCTCCGCCCTGACCATCCTCCTGTGACTCAATAATCTTATAGGTTGTCCCGTCTATTGTGACCTGATCTCCACTCACTGGATTGGCTGATAAATCCTCAAGCTTGATCGCAAATGTAATTGCAAAGCTTGATGTCTCAACTCCGTTGAATTCGATTGCACGATATCCTCGGTCGAAAACCCCTGTAATCGTAGACGCTGCCCCTACTGCCGGAGTGTACGTTGCGGATTTTCCGAACGTATTCAGCGCAGTCCCAAGAGCTCTTTTTGTTGCGTCTTCCCAGTTCATCTTGCTCCAAAAAAGATTGGGCGGGCGGGGTGCACATTCAAGTGCTGACCCCGCCGTTCACCCGCTAACGCGTCTTACGCGTTCGCAACCAATCCAGCGGCCTTCAGCTTGGCGATCAGATCATCAAGCTTCGCGGCGACCGTGATAAGGTCAGCATTGTCCGACTTGGCAAGCAATGCGGTCTCGACCTCAGCAAAGATGGCATTGACAGCGGCGTCGCTGTACGTGTTGCCTCCGCCTGTGGCAAGGTCCGTGAGAACCGTTGCAACAACAGCGGGAGCTCCGTGAGCAGCCAAAGTCGCGGCCTGGCCGACTTCCGTCGGGTCAAGCTTCAACAATACGACCGTTGCGGCCTCAATCGCAGCTTCGAAAGCAATACCAGCGGGAGTGTTTCCGGTGGCAGTCTTCGTGAATTTGCTGGCCACAGCGTCCCAATAAAGCTTGTCGCCCTGATTGATGACCAGCGGCGCTTCTTTCGCCACCTCGAACACGCCTTCGACGTGAACGCTGATTGAAGCGCCAGTGAGGCCATCAACCTCGGCAATTCCGACGCCGCTTGGCAACAAAACAACTCCGCCGCTCAGCACATCGGCTGTCAGCGTCCGCTGCATGATTTTACCTTCCTGAATATAATTTTTCACTTTTCAAAACCTCCGTTAAATGTTTTCAGACTTGGGCCGGGGAGGCCAACATTGGCCCCCCCAACCAAACGAACCTGCTAATGCTTACGCGCCTGGGTTGTATGCCATGCCCTTCCACTCAATCGCCTTGACAGCGACAGTGTGGCGACATTTCACCTCGAGACCATCGCTGCTCCAGCCTTCCTTGGAATCGATCACGGGGCCATTCTCGCCGGTTAAGCGAGCGACTTCGATGGTCGAAATGTCGGAAGGACTTGCGATCATGAACCACTTATTGCCAGTGATGCGTGGCTCGACGATGAGCTGATACGCGTTCTGGAAAGGATTCACGTCGCCGGCCTTGTTGGCCAACAGAGCGGTGAGAATCTTCTGGGCTTCCACCATCTTCGCTGTCCCGCAGACCAGGAACTTCGGCAAAAGGTTCAGATAGTCAGCCAAGTCCAGGGTTTTCTGGTCCATGATCAACTTCACCATTGCAGTCATGCCAGTCTCGGCAATAACGGTTGCGCCGGCAAGGTTGGCGTGGTTGGCGTGGAAAAGCGGATCGCCGTCCGCCATGTTGGGGTTGGCAACAAGCGTGTCGGTATAGACAAGCTTGGACTCAAGCCTGGAGGCCGCGGATCCGAAGTTGCTGATCACGCGCTGAAATGCACCCAAATCATCGTTGATGAGCATTTGGCGGGTGAAAGCAATGATCCGGCCGTAATCGACAAGCTGGGTGCTCTCGGCCTTTTCACCGAAAGATCCCTGCTTATACTCCCCGCCCTCTTTCACTTCAAGAAGAGAAGGAGCATCGCCAACCTGATACCGCTTGGCAGGCATATAGTTTTTCAACTCGCCTGCAGTCACAAACGGACGGAAGGTTTGGCCCTGAATCTTATAGGCCATCATGAGTGCCTTCTCGGCAACATTTCCCAAGATCAGCGGGAAGTCGCTCGAGGACAAAGCACGGGAAGCCAGCGTGGCAGGGGCCATACCGCGGCCGCTCGGGCCAACGAGCTCTTCGGCGATGCGAAGGAGGCTCATCATACGGAAGGGCTTGCCAGCTTCGCTGACCTTATGCTCCAGGACCATGCGGCCAAGGAGAGCGTCTTCAACGGCATTGCGGCGGGTTTCGGTCTCATCCAGTTTGCCTGCCTCAACACGTACTTGAGTGCGGGTGCCTTCCTCGGATTGTTTCTTCGACCACTCCTCAACGATGAGTTTGCGGGCCTCATCCAAAGATGTTCCGTCGTTGATCAGCTTCTCGGCGAAAGCTTCTTCAACTTTTGCGGTCTTGGCGATCTTGCGGATCTCAATACCGCGGGTCCGCTCTTGCTGAGCCGACTCACGCTTCACGCTCTCATTGTCCGTCACGGTGTTGTCCACCGAAGCGGCGTCTTTAGTCTTGTCTACCATTTTCCTTACCTCCTCGCCTGTTTCGGCGATATTGTTGATTAATTCACATTCACTACCCCGGCCGTCATCGGACCGAACTCCTGCCCCCGCGTCTGCGCCAAGCGGTACCAAGGAAATTTCCTTGGGCTCCCAGTCAACTGCAAGATACGTTGGCAATTCTTCTGAGTCGCTGTTTGGCATGCGATCAAACTTGTGGACGTTGTATCCAACCGAGATCCCTTTAAGGATTCCGTTTTTAACGTCCTGCCAAATGGGCTCAACATCCTCGCGCTCCGAAAAACGGATTATTGCGCGACCCTCTGTCGGAGTGAGCCAAGCCTTTTCAACAACTCCAATTACGTCGCCTAGGCTCCATGTATTATGCACGGCAAGTGCTGGGGCTTTCCCAGAATTCAAAAAGTCCATGCGGACATGCTCGGACTTCAGAGAGAGCTCCTCCATGTAGGGCTCTCCCATCCATGGAATGCGCTTGACTTTGGACCCTGTAGTCCAAACGACCTCAACCGATCGATTCTTTTCGTTTAAAGTTTCCGGTGCAAAGTCCGCGCGGACTTGTTGTGTGGGGAGAAAGTTTTTCTTAGACACTTGCGCCTCCTTGGTTTTCCGGCTGTTTTCCGCCGTTTATTGCGACGTTGCGAGGATCTGAATCGAGAACAAGCTTGTATTTGTCGATAAGCTTTGTTGCCTCAGCATACTCTGCGAAGAATGTCTCTGGATCATAACCCTGCTCGCGAAGGGCCTCTGGTAGTGTCTTGATTCCGGATCGGATGGCGTCTTTGATGGCTGTGATTTCTGTTTTTGGATCGATCATCTCTCGGCGAGGAGGTGTCCAAACAGCATATGCGTCTGCCACCTTGTAGCCGGCGAGCTCCGCGGCTTCAAAAAACCATGCCATGACGGGAACACATGCGCCCGGAATCATGATCTGCCATTGCCATTGCGCAATGTTCCTGCTTACTTCGATCCATCCCATGCGACCTGAAGAAAAATTGACGGTTGAATAGTCTCCAGTCAGCTGCTCGTAGGTTATCCCGAGAGCAATCGCCACGGATCGCAAAACAATCGTTGTGAACTCCCCATAGCCAGATACCCCGGGAGGGGTGGGGAATGTAATCTGTTTTCCTGGCGGCAGGACCTTAATCAATCCTGGTTCAAGGGTATCCCCAAAATCTGCCTCGGCCGATGTCTGGTCTGTGGGTGACTCCGAGTCCTGCACAAACGCACTGAAGCATGCTGCGATTTTTTGCCTGACAAGCTGCGCGTCTTCAAACTCATCAAAGTCCCGAAGCTTGATTATTGCTGGAGAAATCCACGGAACATCGTGAATTTGCCCAGGTCGGCCCCCCCGGAAAATGTATTTGATTTCTTCTGCATCAACTCGCTTTGACTCTGTGCGGTTCACAGAGAATAACGACTTGTCCCCTGGGTGTTGGCTATAAAGCCAAAACGCCACAACCTTGCCAAGTTTATTGAATTCGATTCCTTGGACGATATAGCCGCCATTGTCCAGCTCGCCCTCTTTGCTAAGGTCGATAAAGTCTGGCTCCATGACTTGGATCTGCATTGGAACAGGAAGCCCGTCCGTGAGCCTTCTGCGCCTTCTCCGAATCAGTACCGCTCCTGACTCGGCAATAGTCCGAATGACTAGGGCCTGTAATCCATAAAAATCATTCTTCCCGTCGGCATCACATAGCGGAGTCTCACCCCACTGTGCCCATAGATCTGAAAGAATCGCTGCCTGTTTAGATGATTTTGACTTAATTTGTGGAGTTATTCCTGTGCCAACCGTATTTGCGCTGATAACTTGGATGGCGCGCGCGGCATAGGGGTTATTCCTGACAAGGTCCCGCGATCGATTCCGAAGCTGAGTCAATGCGGATCCCACCTCAGCACTTGCCGACGTGCCATAGGTCAACCATCCATCGGTGCGCCGTCCAGTGGATGCGCCCTCATACTTTCTTTTCTGTGAAATATCGATCAGTGTTTTTTCAAGTAGCCTTGCCTTGACCCGCGATGCGCCGGCCTTAGGAGAAACAAAACTGACTACTCGATCAATCCAGTTCTTCACTAACTAAAACCTTTTGAGTGTGTTGGGTAGATGTTTCCGCTGCCTTCGGAAGCTGTACCGAGTGTTTTTCGTATTAGGTCCCGGACGCGTAGAAGATCGGTTGTGCTGGCATACTCCACCTCACGATCAGAGAATTTTACTCTGCGCGCTCCTGTGGCAATTGCCTTTTCAATCTCGTCTAAGTCAGTCTGCGTCCAGGCCATGGATCTCCTCTTTGGGCACTGTTCACATCCACGCTAAGGAGGCAGCGGAATTGTCTCAAAGCACTTTTTAAATTATTTTTTCCAGAAGGAGGGCCGCGGCGGCTTTTTGTCTGTAGCCGGCTTGGGAGCGGCCGGCTTGGCTATAAGTCCGATTTCACTGGCGAGCTCATCCCACTTGGCTGGACTGAGTCGGTCAAGACCAACACGGGACGCTGCGGCGCGAGAATAAATTCGTACATCAAGGGCTTCGTTCCTTTCCCTGGTCTTCACCCACTCGTATCTTTTGAACCCCTTAAACACTCTGGCAACCTGGGTCTCGGCCGTGAGCTGCTCAAAATATTCCGTAGCATATTCAGGAAGATGACAATATCCGGGTGGATAAGGCTCATCCCCTATTGGCTTTTCAAGCCTTAGCCAGGAATAGAGCTCAGACTTGGCCATACCGACACACACAGTCCATACCTGAAATCCGCGGCGGATCCTGACGCCCTTGATAGATACGTCAACGGCGCTGGGTTGCCCCAGGAGCACAGACGCGCGGTCTACGCCCTTAACCGCCATCACTCTCGTTACAGGGTGCCTCCTAGCCCAGTTATAGACGTGCTGAGTATTGAACCCTGAGTCCACTGCCATCATGCGGATCGGTAGGCTCGTGCCCCTCTCGTGTGGCCATTCCTCCATGAGTAGGTTGTCGAGCTCCTTCCATGGCTCGGGTGTCGCCGTGTCGCCTGATATGGTCCGATAATCAATTGACCAGGATTGTTTGTCTCTGCCCCATCCCACTATTTCGACCTCGAGTCGGTTCGACTGCACGTCAACGCCGGCCGTGACAAAGAGGACCTGAGTTGGCAGCCTGTTCTTTGGATACTGCTCGCGCCTCTCATATAGTCGCTTCCACTCTGGAGCGTCTCCCTTTTCTTTCCACGTTTCGCCCAGGGCCGTATTGACCCATACCTTGAGGGTCTCGTTAGACTTCTTGGCTTCCAAAAACTCGGCTACGGTGTCTTCCCACTTCCGCCAGGGCGAATAGAGCTCCGATAGGTGGAAGCCTGCAATCCCCTTGAATGGAGCCTGCGCAATCCACTTGCCATTTAGAAGCATCCAGTCTTTCTTGCTATCGTCGAACTCACCGTGACAGTGGGCGCAGGCATACCGGACATTAGCGGGAGCTCCCTTTTCATCCTTCTCCCATTTGATCTGCTCAAAGATGAGTGGCTGCGGGACCTCACACAGTGGGCATGGCACATGGTAGAGTCTCTGGTCTGACTCTTGGTAGGCCTGGTCGATTCGTGATGCGCCCTCTATTGTCGGTGTCGAGACAAGAACAGTCTTTCGATTGTAGAACGTAGTAGACCGCTTCTGTGCAAGCTTTACTGGATCTCCTTCGGTCCCTGCGGAGAACGGGTACCGATCGACCTCATCGCAAAGAACAACTCTAATCGGCCTGGATGCAAGTGACGCTGCGGAGTTCGCGCCGGCCATTGTTATGTGTCCACCGGGAAAAACTTTATGCAGAAGAGTATTCCCCGAATCACGAGCTCGCGCGTCCTTCACCTTCCCATGAAGTGCCGGCGTGTCCCGAATCATCGGAGCGAGCCGATCTTTTGAAAATGCTTCTGCCATTTCAAGAGTCGGTTGCACTAGGAGTATCGGAGCCGGATCATGGTGGATGTGGTAGCCAATAATATTAAGTGGCAGCTCGGTGTTGTGGGTTGGTATCATTGCCCTTCCAGCTAGATACAGATGGTTTGGGGAATCCACTTGGATGCATCGAACCGGAACAGACTCGACTGGACAAATGTAAGAAATCATTCTGTGGTCTGTCTTGAATGCTCTGTCCGGTCTGTCCCTCTTTGGTTGCCTTGCCAACTTCCTCTTTAATCTAAAGACAGGTGTATCTGAATATGCCCTGAACTGAATTCGGTACGCTCTCGCACAGTCCACCATCATTCCCTTGTATTTGATTTTTGGATCTCTGTATGAAATTGCTGGTTTAAATCCAAGGCCTGCAATTAGTTCAAAAACATCAAGTGCAAGTCTTTCGGACGAAGATCCAAATTCAGCTTGCCCGTTCTTTTGGATCGACCCGTCTGTATCCATCAAGCCCTGCAATAGAGCAAGTCTTTGCTTTATAGAACCAACAAGATATCCGCTGGGAATGTGCTTCTCTCCGTTTCGGTTTTTCAGTAGTCCATATTCTCCAAGTCTCCATGTGAACGTATCTGGATCTCGTGGCTCATCTCGCTCGGTACCATACTGATGAAACATGGAGTCCTGCCTAGCACACTCACCACACCCTCCAGCTTTAGTGTTTCCAGCTTCACTAAGAATATGCCCGCGCCTACACTTTCCGACCTGCTCAGGGATATCCAAATACACCGTCATTGTGCCCGTGCCTGTCTCCTCTCTCACGCTTGGTATAAAGCCAGCCGCTTTGATGTTGTTCAGCATTTCTAAATCATGCCCACCTATCGTGATGCCTCCGGAATAAGAGTGACCATTTCCAAGCCAAACTCCTAAAATGTATGGATCAATCCGAATTAGAGATTCTGATCGGTTTAGAGGCTTTGTCACTGGTACCCAATATGCTCTTAAACGCTTGTTTTGAGTCGCCATAGACTCTTGAATGTCCCTGGTTGTCATAATCGATCCGGATGGATCTCCAGACCTGACCACAAACCAACGATGATCCGCGTCAGCAACTATGCTTTCCCCGCCCTTAAAAGAAACCCGAAAGCATGGATGGTCGCGCATTATCTGGGTAGCAAAAGAAACCCTGGCCGGGTTACCCAACTCATCAAACACATAATCGCCTTGCTCCAATGATCCCATCGTCTTCCACCCGGAAATGGTAAGAATTGGGGTTTCAACATCAAGAGCCTTCCCTACCTGCGATGCCGACTTAACAACCACTGTACTGACTCCGGCTTCATTTACTGCGTCGAGAATTCCACGCTGATATGGCGCGCGCGAAGTCCTCCAGCGTCCAGGCTCCGCTGAACTCTCTGGGCTCAGGAATCGCTCCGCGTCTGCCCACTCCGAAACCGTATAATCCGGAGGTGGCGCTGCAAGCTTAGCTGTCTTTCGCGCCAGATTTGTTGCGACTGATTCCGCCGTCATGTTCAGATAGCTCCTTAAGCGCCTCGTTGCACTCGGCCTTCAATATTTTCTCAATCTCTTTGATGTCTTTTATTGCGCAGATGCGTGGCGATATCTTTGTTGGTAGATTCAATATTTTGGATCGAAAGGCAGAGACCAATTTTCCCCACGCAAGTTCGACCTTATCAACAGGAATCAGTTTTGTTTTGAGAACGTCGATTTCAATTTGTACCTTATCGGCCTTAAGCTGGTCCAGTCTTGCCTTGGCCTGCACTGGATCTATCTGCACTCCATCCTTGTATGGCGTTTCTTCTCCGTCTCTCAGTAGTGGCCTATAGATAATTGGAAGAACATCGGCCGGGCAGTAATAGCAGGTGCCAGATTCCGTGTGACTCGGGGCCGTCATGGCCAGAAGTTTCTTCAAAGTCCTGTAGGTTTTCCCCGTCAGTGTGCTCAATTGGTTCAGCGAAACGCTGTTCAAATCCGTTTTGACCCTATTTTCTGCCTGTCTCTTATACACATCTGACGCTGCC